CTATAGTTTCAGGCTCATTAGTAGGAACCATACCTGTTAACCTTTTGAGACTACATACGTTGAACGCGTAGTCGCTAACTGCCCGGAATAAAGGTATTATCATTCGATTGGGCTTTGTTATGGCTATATGTGCTGTAGCATTAGTGTGATTGTAATTGTTTATCACCACTCCGGCAATTATTTCCCCGTTGTGTTCTACACCTAATGCGTAATAATCGCCCCAACTTCCCTCGTGACCTACTTGTTTTGCTACCCAAACGCTAAATCGTTCTTTCTCTGTGTAAATTAACTTGCCATGTTGTGTGTCCATGTGCTAATTATGCCTTAATTGGGTTCTGTAGGCCACACTATATCTGTAAGCGAAGTCGCACCCGTGTTATTTTCTGGTATATCTCGCAAAGCTTGTCGGTAAGTAACCCACTCAGCCTTCTTACTATCACTAATAGGAGCGTCTACTAGCTGTGACCAATCAGAAGAATAGAGCAACGCAGTTCTTTGTATCTTGAGGTTAGTCAGAGTGTCTGCTGCTATGTTAGCTCTAGCATCTTCGTTATCTATCCACGCTCCAGACTGCCACACAGACCAAGTTTTTGGCCTATCAGGTTTAGTTGCCCAAGCAGAGCCAGTCCAGTAATTCATTATAACGTCCATAGCCAGATCATTTTCTAGCCACGTAAATCCATCGGCATCAACAGAGTTATGCGTAGGCTCCGCTTCACCTGAACCGTACTGAACTAATATATTGCCGTGTATGTCTACTTTTGTCTTGTACATTTTACATTCCTAATCCGAAGTCAGCTATTGCAAATAATTGTTTGCCGTCGTAATTGTCAAGTATAATAGATGATCTGCCACTATAGGCAAAATGTGCAGGGCTTGTAGCTGTTGCAATGTTAGTCCACTTTAACCCTACGCTGTTGTTACTAGCCCAACTATAGTGCTGCCTAAACTCTGAACTAACTCCAGAAACATACTCGACGTGCCCGTATTGCGTTCCAGTCATTCTACAGTATCGTTTCGTAGTAGACGTAGTTAACGAACCTATATTAGTTGTAGCTATAGCGTTTGATCCGGGCAGTACGCCCTTAGCTAGTAATACTTTAGAGGGTCTTCCTAACGAGCTATACGTTATATACTGGCCCGCAGAACTAGCCGCATGAAACTTTTGCCCGCCCGCTGAGTAAGCTTCGCACCCATAACTACTAGTACCTGATTGATGGGCCTTTGCGCCTGATATGCCACCCCAGTCTTTAGCAGGCATGGCAACTACAATCTCAAACGTGTTAGTCCCAGAAGCTTTGTCTAGTATACGTATTCTACGATTATACCTGTCACCAGAAACTGAGCCCCCTGCGTCAACCTGCATACAAAATTCCCCTGCATAACTAGCCGAAAGTGGCCGTGCATATATCGTGGGGGTATGCGTGTAAAAAGTACTGCCTACATCTTGGTCTTGGCCGTAACACCAACCGGGAATGTCTAACCATAACCCATCTACTACAGTAGCCTTGTATGCAATTAACTCACAGTAGGCGTTACTATTAAAAATAGTTTTTCCGTTGCTATCAAGAATAGATATTCCATAAGCCACTAGATCGTTTTTCCTATAGCATATACATCAAACGTGTTAGGTACAGCATCAAAAACTGTACAGGCCCTTGGAGACCCAAGAAATGTTAAGCATGACCCGTTCCACTGAAACCTTACTACTCCAGCACTAACATACGTAACAGAGTGCGTTCGCTCTGACCCAAATACATTCCACCCGCCCGCGTCAGTACGGTTAAACACGTAGTTATCTTCAAGGTCAGTCTGGGAAGTTACGCCCGGTAAATTGTAGGTATAGGTGTTAGTTCCGAAACCACTGGGGTATAACGTAATGTATAGGCCAGAATCTATTTGAGAAATAGTCTGCACCGGAGCGGACGAATCAACTACAACATTGTCATTGCTATCTCTCTGTTGAAATCCGTAAGCCATTACGCGAGGTTTCCTATTTTAACTCTAGGGTTATTAGATGCATCAAACACCGTTATTACACTGTCAGTTATTACAGTCCTAACCCCAGAAGCTGCGCTTGCCACGTTTAAAGACCCAGAAAAAGTTCCTGTCGTTCCAGTAATAGTAGAGCCGCTAAGATTACCTGAGAATGTTCCCGTCGTTGCATGTACTTCTCCACGAACAAGGACGTTACTAAACTCCGCAGTACCTGTTGCAGGAATATTAAACCCAGATGACCCAGATACATAGTTTGTAGAGCGTATGTACGCTCCAGTGGACATGGTGCCAGCAACAAGTTTTGTTACGCTTAGAGAATCTATCTTCGCGTTGGTAATAGCAGCATCACCGATCATGGCAGAAGTCATAGAGCCATTCTTAATGTACGCGGTATCTATGTACACTCCGGCTGGAACGACTACACCGTTTAAGGTAGTAGAAGAAGTAGTAACAACAAACGGAGTTACTTCGTCACCGTTAGACGCGCCTATAGAAAAACGATCTGCGTTAATAATAAAATCAGAAAAAGGGGTGCCGTTAACTAAAGTAGAAGCTAAACCAAACCCTGCTACGTGCCCATTGTTATCTACTTTAACTGTGTATTGCGCTTCCACTCCATTAATAGAAGTAGCGTTAGTTTGGATAGCTGTAGTCTGGGCACCGACTGTAGTTGCCAGCGTAGTAGCAGCAGAGGCTATAGAAGTAAGGGTGCCATTAATAGTAGCTACAGAAGTAGTTAAGCCACCAACAGCAGTCGATGTAGCTGCAACACCTGTAGTGCCATTGTTAACTGTTGTTTCCAGTGCAGTTATGTCCGCAGCTTGTGTAGTTATGGAGCCTTCAGCAGTAGTTACCCGTGTAGTTAGCCCGCCCAAAGCAGTAGAAGTAGCTGCAACACCTGTAGTGCCGTTGTCCACAGTAGTTTCTAGCGCGGTTATGTCCGCAGCTTGTGTAGTTATAGAACCTTCGGCAGTAGTAACTCGCGTAGTAAGCCCACCCAAAGCAGTGGAAGTAGCGGCAACACCTGTAGAACCGTTATCAACTGTGTTCTCTAGAGCGGTTATATCTCCTGACTGAGTAGTTATAGAGCCTTCAGCAGTAGTAACTCGTGTTGTAAGCGCAGATACAGCAGAAGACGTAGCGGCTACGCCAGTAGAAGCATTGTTTACTGTGTTTCCAAGCGTAGTAATATCTGCGGATTGTGAAGTTATAGAGCCTTCAGCAGTAGTTACCCGTGTAGTTAGCCCAGTAAGTGCAGTGGAAGTAGCGGCTACGCCAGTACTACCGTTATCAACCGTGTTCTCTAGAGCTGTAATGTCTGAAGACTGAGAAGTAACTGTACCTTCTGCCGCTGTAACCCGTGTATTGAGCGAAGATACGGCAGTGGAAGTAGCGGCTACGCCAGTAGAAGCATTATCAACAGTATTTTCTAGCGCAGTAATATCAGTAGATTGCGAAGTTATGGAACCTTCCGTAGAAGTAACCCGTGTAGTTAACGCGCCTAACGCAGAAGAAGTAGCAGCTACGCCAGTACTACCGTTATCAACAGTGTTCTCCAAAGAAGTTATATCTGCTGACTGTGAAGTTATGGAACCTTCCGCAGAAGTAACGCGAGTAGTTAATGCTCCAACCGCAGTTGAAGTTGCGCCCACACCTGTACTACCGTTGTTAACTGTGTTCTCTAGTGCGGTAGTCTTTGCAGACTCAGAAGTTATCGTGCCTTCAGCAGCGGTGACACGGGTAGTTAAGCCACCTACAGCCGTCGATGTAGCTGCAACACCTGTGGTGCCGTGGTCAACTGTATTCTCTAGTGCTGTAGTCTTAGCTGACTCAGAAGTTATCGTGCCTTCCGCAGAAGTAACGCGAGTAGTCAATGCTCCAACCGCGCTAGAAGTAGCTGCAACACCTGTGCTTACATCGTCAACTGTGTTCTCTAACGATACTATGTCTGATGACTGAGATACTATTGTTCCTTCGGCAGTGGTAACGCGAGTAGTTAAGGAGCCTAACGCGCTAGAAGTAGCTGCAACACCTGTGTTTACATTGTTTACCGTGTTTTGTAAGGCTGTAGTTTTAGCAGATTCAGAAGTTATAGTTCCTTCGGCAGTGGTAACTCTAGTAGTTAAGGTGCCCACAGCAGTTGAAGTTGCGGCTACGCCCGTAGTGCCATTGTTTACTATGGTCTGTAAAGCTGTGGTTTTTGCCGCTTCTGAAGTTATAGTTCCTTCGGCAGTGGTAACGCGAGTAGTAAGACCACCCAGTGCAGTTGAAGTTGCGGCTACGCCAGTGGTTCCATTGTCCACTGTACTCTCTAACGCCGTTATTTTTGCCGCTTCTGAAGTTATTGTACCTTCGGCAGTAGTCACGCGAGTTGTTAATCCACCAAGTGCTGTTGATGTAGCTGCTACACCTGTGGTGCCATCATTTACAGTACTCTGTAAGCCGTGTATAGCTGCCGCTGCCGCTGAAGTACTAGAAGCAGATATAGTGTTTAGCTGTACGATACTACCTGAGTTGGCACCTACGACTGCACCTAGACTGGTATAGTTACCTATTAGTGTCCAGTAGCTGGTGTTCGTTGGAACATTACCTGTAGTAACAGCTGTACAGCGATATAAACTACTACTGTAAGTAACTTGGTCATCAATAGCGTAAGTAGTACCCGCAGCATAGGCTGATATGGTCGCTATAGCATTAATCTGAGACTGGAGTGAAGCAGCCGAAGCTGTTATTGCTGCCGCTCGCGCTGTGGATTCTGTAGACAACGCCGCTACTCTTGCCGCCGCTTCTGCGGATAAAGCTGCCGCTCGTGCTGTTGTTTCTGCTGCAATAGCTGACGCTCTAGTAGTTGCTTCTGCTGCAATAGCTGACGCTCGTGCTGTTGTTTCTGTGCTAAGTGCCGCAATTCGTGCCGCTTCTTCCACTGCTACCCTGTATGCAACTGAGTTAGTAACACTCGCCGCCGCGTCTATTAAATCTATTCTAGTTTCTAGCGTGTTGTCTAACTGAGAATTTGAAATAGAATCAGTAAGTAAGGCTAGCATAAAAGCTATGTCGAACATGGTTTCGCCAAGGATTCCACTTACAGCGTTAAATGGCCCAGCAACATCTAAAGCATTTACGTTCCTAGCCCAATAGTACCTGCCTTTGGCATCACCAAGAACGTCAGAGAATATAGAGCCCACAGTCATTCCTACAGGAACGGCTAAGCCAAGTTCATTTAACGTAGAAGGGTTAACGTAATCAGCATGATTGCTAGGTAACTGCGTGTCGTATGTAGGAGAACCCCATATTTCTGTATATGCGTGACCTGCATAAATAGGCTGATCCCAAGTAACTATGTTTACCCTAAAAGTTCCTGCCACCTCTAAATTTGTAACGGGTGTAGGCGCAGTAACTATCGTAGTACCTTTGGGGGCGGGTAATACTATGCCTTGGTTATTTATTAAGTTATAACTGACTAAATCTTTCTTAGTCATTATAGCTGAGTTACCCTCGCCACCAAGCACATCACGTAAGCGATCAAGAAATGTACGTACATCACGGGGTAGCGGTGACGTAATCGAGGGTAACGAATTACTCTTCTTCGGGGGCATCTGACTCATTTATACGCCTGCTAACTCTTGGGGTGAATGCGCTATAGCGGCAGCAAAAACTTCTGTTGTGCCTGTTAGTTCTATTTCCCAATCTCTCGCCACTTTCGATGGTAAGCGGAATGGAAATCTGTTTGCTACAGCCTCCGTATGAATAAGAACACCGTCAGCGTATATCTTAGCTGTAACAGGGTAAGTTTCTGCCTCCACCTGAGCGCAAGTCAAACCAAGGGGCTGTGGGAGCGTAAACTTCTTAGATTTCCATGTATAACTAAGATTAGACCCCTCGCCCCAAGGACGTACCGCACCAGATAGGTGTAGGTATAACTTATCGTTACGTAGCGACTGATAACCTGCGGAAGCTGTAACCGAGCTTAATGTAAATTGCTTAGAAGTTAAGTCAAATACAAACGACCCAGTTGTTGAGCCATTATTGTAAAATCCTATGTACTTATTGTCTTGGTGGTATGCGTGTACAGAGTCAGGCTTTATAAGTGCCTGCCACTGACTGTAATCATACATGTTTTCGGTTATAAGCTGAGAGCCGCCCGGACTAAGTGCAACTAAACCATCTGGGCTGCAATAGAATACAAGGCCTCCAAAGCTAACGATGCTTCTTTTTGAAGCGCAAGATTGTTCTACATCGGATTTTATTACGTACATAGACTCTGGGTGAGAGCCCTGTATTAGATATGGAGTGCCTTTAGTAAGAACTGCTAGCGTAGTATCCATACGACCAAGCCCAACTACTGGGTGATCTATGGTTTGCCTGTATATGTCTGGCCAAGCGTGCGGAACATAAGGCTCACAAAAATATATATCTCTACCAGAAAACCCGGCCATTACTCCATTGGGCAAGTTAGTTAGACCCGCCAAAGTGTCTGGTGGGTGTAGCCATGTTAAAGAAGGTAGTACTTCGTTTAATAGCTCTGGGTCTATGGTATCTACAAACCCGTTAGCGATAGCCGTGGCTATAACTATTTCTTTAACAAACAAGAATACACCCGCAGTAGACCTATACAACCTGACGTGCGTAGCTACGTAACCTGTAGCTTGAACTAAGAAATTACCAACTGTAACCTCTTGGTTTGGGTAAACATCTACGGAAATTGAGCCGGGAGCCGGAGAAGATTCTACGCTACGGGCACCTGTCTTGTTTACATAAGTGTAAGTGTATACTCGTGTCTCAGCTACTAGGCTATCTACAGTAATCTCTGTGACACCAGCGGTAATTACGCTGACAACATGCGTGCTACCTGTACCTGTTATAGATGGCAGCGTTGTAATAGCGCCTGCTTTCTCGTAGGTAAACTTAAACCCATCACCTGCTGTGTTTATAGATACAGTAAATAATAAATCGTCGTAAGCGGTATCAGCTTGTATAGCCGTAATTTGATCTGCAATAGAAGTATACTCCGCGCTTACTATAGTAACTGTGTTAGCCCCGTCGCTAACTACCAGAGTAGTAGTCTCAGCGGCTACGCCTGTTACGTTATATATAGCGGCTACGCCTACAGTACCTGCGGTTCCTAGAGATGTAACAAGGTTTGCAGTTGGAGCTTTAAGACCTAATATAGCAGGCGAAGCTATGTATCCTGCACGTATTTCTTTTGGCGTGCCGTCGCCTGTATAGAATGTCCACTCTTCTGTGTCTCCATTTATCTGTCCGCGAGCTACATCTACGTCGTTATTAAAGCTAAGCCACCCTGCGGTTTCATCCACGGAATCTTGCCCAAATTTATAAATAGAAGTAGTAGTTCCCACGACAGTCTTAACAGAAGTGCCCAAATCTTTAGTGGGCGTAAGCGTGCCAGAGAAAACTCCGGCGTTGCTAGATATTTGCGCCTGTTTTTCTGACAGCATGCGGGGTGGAGTTTTAGGCGATATACCGCCAAAAGATCGAATTCTTAGTCCAGTCATAGCTAACGCCTTAGATCAATAATCTTTCAATTATAATACAGAGCGTTGCCTACGACTAGCTTACATTTGGTGTGACAGTCACACGAAGGCATTCACCTGTATTCTTATGGTATGTAATTGCATGTGCTGCTCGCCAAGAGGTATACCCGCCTCTGGCAGAATAAGCGTCACGCGAGCTTAGTGTTGGGTGTCTCTCGACTATTGCCCCGCCCCCTTCAGCCATGTCTTGTTCCGTGTGGTGATAATGCCCTGTGTGAATATATGTATATGCCGCATTGCCCCACATGGCTCTATATCTAGGCTCGCTAGCAAACAATGCAGGCAAACTTTTGTTCTTAACTTTGTGCCCATGGTGAAATCCAATCATTATGTCACCATGTAAATACGCGTAAAATGGAAAATCAGTATCGTCTACCGTTACCCGCTCGTTGTCTATAAATATACGACCAATAGCTTTACGCATCCACAAACTAGAAGCTAAGTCGTGGTTTCCCTCGCATATTATCACACGTACGATTTTATGTTTCTTTAAAAGTAGTTCCACAGCGCCCATAATAAAATCAAGCGATAGATCAACCAAGTGCGAAAATCTAGTAGAAGCATCAAGAACATGCTTGGAGGCGGGAGTAACAGCATCAAGTCCATCCCAATGCATGAAATCTCCTTGAATATTAAGGATGCCAAGTTCGGAATCTGGAGAACCCTTAATCATTTTGTTGACTGCGGCTACGGCTAGCTTAGCTGCTATAACATGATCATAAGCGGCCCCAGTCTCTGATTCTAGGGCGTACATACCCAAGTGAAAATCAGTTAGCGTATATAAAGTAAGTAAGTCCTTATCTGCTTTCCCGCTATGATCTATAACAGGTGCGGGCTTCCAGACGTATTTATCAAGCGCTTCTACTAAAGCTTCTAGCTGCTGTGCTTTATCCTGCTCTTGTATATGCCATTGTGCCCCAATGGAGCCATCTGATTTATACAGTGTAGACACTCGCTTAGTAGCGAAGCCTGTTGCAGTTTGGTTAGTTAGCCCGGCCTCTGGCGCTATACCTTGTAAAGCAGCTCTTACTTTTGCTCTACGTATTCTCTTCTTAAATGTGTCAGTTGATACTCCTAACGCCCTCGCTGCGTTAGAGTGAGTACCGTATTTTACATAAGCTTCTACGGCTTCTAGCTGCGACTCTAACAAGTCGGCTTCTAATAATTCGCGCATATATATTCATCTCAGTAACACCAACACATTTGTTCAGTCTTACGCGTGTCTACGTGTACAAAAGTTTTAGCAACCCCTACGGACATTCCCATAGCTGATGCATGTTTAACTACCGACATACGCTGCGCTCCACCAGAAATTCTTATATCTGCCGCTATACCCTTTGTGTGGGTGCCGGGAGAAGCTTTCTTGGATTCTGCGCTGTGCGTTACTGATCGGAAGCCACTTGTCACCACAAAAGGGAAATTACAAGCTTCACGTAAATGGTCAAGAGCTTTTATAAACTCTATATCCATATCGTTCTCGCCTGTTTCCTTACAATCAAAATCTTCTAATTTAAAATACTTAAACATTACTTTTCCCTTGCTACTTGATTCTTTTTTTCATATGACCGCATAGCTCCCATGCCTAACATGCCCATTAGAACAGGAGTTAGTAGAGAGGGGTCAACCGTAGGAACTTCAAACCAGATAGAAAGTATCTGAGATATAATTACGTTGTATGCAAGGCCCACTCCGCACGTCCATCCAACGAAGGGTCGCCATCCGCCGATAAACAGAGAGCCCGACTGGGCTTCAGCCTTGTTTAACTCAATTTGAGCAATGGCATTTTGGGCCGATGCTTTGTCGCTCATGGTAGCAATTTCATGTGCTAGAGCGTTCTTTTGATCTTTATCCTCAATGAATTTGTCCAACAGTCCTGTGACTGGGCCAATTAAAGAGGCGACGATACTCATACTAAACCATTATCAATAAGGAACAAGCCAATGATCAAAGGGTACATACCCCAAAGAGTCATCTCCAATTTTCTAAACCTAATAACACTTTCATCAAGACGTTTTTCAATGGCAGTAAATTTGGAATCTATTGATTCCATACGCACTGTGCATTCTCTTTCGTGAGCTTCAAGTTTTAGAAGAGATTCCCGTACCGTCGCCGTCGCCATGCTAAGCCTCCGTTACTAGTTCAGCTTCTTCGGCTTCAGGCTCAGGATTTTCTAGCTTCTGAACCAATATATTTACAAACGCATCTTTGCCTACACTAAGCTGATCTAGATTAAACTTTGTGCTGCCTATCTTCCTGTCTAAATCTTGGCAGTGGTTTACAAGCATTTGCTGCTCTTCGGTCATATCTTCTAACACGTACTCTACATCATTGATCGTAATGGGAGTTGTTTTTTTCTCGCCCATGTCAAATCTCCTTTGTTAACTTTAAAAAGTATATACAAGTAATTTGGCAGACTTCCCTTTTGCTTCAATAGGGGGTAGCTCTACCAGACTGCTACTTGTACGCTGTTGTGTGCTAATACCAATCAAGACATCAACACCTGCGGCCTTCGTACCCGACTCTAGCCTAGCTGCAATGTTAACAGCATCTCCTATCGCTGTATAGTCGAAGCGTTTTTCCGATCCCATGTTACCAATAATAGCAAAACCTGAATTTATTCCAATGCCTATTTGTATGGGCGGCAGTCCTCGCTGTGCAAAATCTAGGTTAAGATCAACCATGTTCGCCTGTATTTGTTTAGCGCAGGCTATAGCTAGGTCTTCGTGGTTTTCTAGGTCTAAAGGCGCACCAAATATAGCCATCATTGCATCGCCAATATACTTATCTACCATACCGCTATACTGCGCCACCGCTGATTGTTGGGCGGTTAAGGCTCTATTCATTATATACGTGACTTCCTCCGGGGTAACTCTCTCAGATAAGGCAGTAAAACCGCGTACATCTGTGAATAAAAAAGTGCAGTATCGCTTCTCACCACCGAGCTTTAGTAGCTCTGGATTCTCCTGCAAACGCTTGACTTGTCGGGGGTCTAAATAATGCTCAAATTGTTTCTTAATCTGTTCTTTTAACTTATATTGCTCTTTATAATTTACATAAAAAGTTGCGGACGCTACGACAATTTGAGAAATCATGGCCCAAGTAACGTCAATTAAAAAACCTCGTTGTATTAATAATAAGCCAAAAGCCCCAACAGCTAGTATGGATGCAAGCGACAATATTAATCCCGCATAGATACCCAAATAGTTAATACATAAGAAAACTACTAGTACGCCTAGAATAAATATTAGTGCTTCATACAACTGCGTTTCATTGGGAATCATCGGCATACGCTTGCTAGAAGCATGGATAATAGTTTCGGCTAACGCTGCTTGTATTTGGTGGGGGTAAAGTAACCCGACAGGCGTAGAAACTTGCGGTAGTATTCCTTTAGCCGTGGTTCCGACAATAACTACTTTTCCTGCTACGTCCATTTTATCTAACGTAGTACTGCGTGTTTTAACCCAGTTTACCCAAACTCTACCAAATCTATCTGTAGGTATAGCATTCATCTGTTTTACCCTAACTTCTTGTATACCGTACTGGTTAGTCTTTATTACGTAAGTACTGGTGCCTGTAACTGCCTTGAGCAGCTGTGTACCAAAACTAGCCATCCATCCGTCTGGGCTTCTCATTAGTAGAGGCATTCTGCGAACCATATTATCAACGTCAACCGGAGCAGAAACTATACCCTGTAAGGCAGAGTCTCTAAGAATCTTAATATTTTGAGTAACACCTGTAGCATCTATGCCCTTACTATCATCTCCAAGTATTACAGTGCCTTCAGTCTTAGGAATATCTTTCCACCCTTCTGTCTCAAACATAGCAATTACACTGGGGTAATAAGATAACGCTTCAGCAAATATTTCGTCACCGCCAAACCTGTCAGGTTCGCTAAAGACTGCCAC